TCTTCTCATACTTTTTAATGGCCGCGTAAATGACTCCTTCTTGCTTCGGAGACAAGTCAATAACGATATCTTTACCTGTTTCAAGGCACCCGAAAGCCCTAAGATAACGTTTTTTACCTCGCAAGTTGTACGCTTCTTGCTCGATTTTCTTAACCGCTTCTTCTCCCGCACCGGATTCCTTCGCTTTCTTAGCATCCTGGTAAAGCAAATCCGACGCTTTATCCCATACGGTGGCATCAGATACCACATACCCTCGTTCATTCCGTTGTGCTGGCGGATTAGGCACGAAAGTATTGACCTTCTTAAAGATTCCGTAACCATAATACTCAGCTAAATCGGCGACCGCCTTAACCCGTACCTTATACGTTGTGCCTGATTTAAATGATACAATCGGACTTTCAACGCTTCCTCCTTCCGTAGTTGCTGACGTTACTGCGGCCTCTCCCTTTTTCGTGAATAAACTCATCCACATCAACCTTTCGATTATATATTCGAACTCCGGATAATTCCCGAGCCCGTGAGCGCCTACAGAACGGAAACTCTCAACCAGTTAAAACGCTCCATAAACGCTCACCGACCCGGAAGTCGGTTCTTACCTACGAGAACTTTTTGCATCCTTTAAACGCCATTAAGACGAAAGTAACTGCGCAAATAAGTGTAACTGCGAAATCATAATTATATATCATCCGAGGCGCACCGCCTTCGTTGATTTAATACGAACATAGTCCGCTGGATCTTCGTACTCCTCTATACAACCGTAATAATCATTATCGTTGTCGTTAGTCATCGTGATGGTTTCGTTAGTTAACTGAATAAAGTCCCAATTCATAGGTTAACACCATCCTTATAGTGGTATTTTAATCTCAATATATAGGAAAAAAGTACCTAATTGTGGCATAAAAACGTACAAATCTGTTGACAAGAGACTACATTGACAATAAGATAGAGATAAGCAGATCGTTAAGTTTCACGTTTCGTGAAACTTAACAAAATGTATATAATTTACAAAATCTGCGCATAATACTTAATGAGGCTTGCTCGACTATAATGCCAAAATAGCCGATCGAGTTAGTTTGTTAGAAAGGCCGACGCCAATCGATTTTTCTAACCTTTACTTTTGAAAGTTTGTTTCCGGTTAGACTAGACCGTCAAATCTTAAGCCTAACCGGTGTGTGGGATGCCTAAGCTACTTTTATGTTAAATGTCGCCAACATTTTCTTATCGGATTCATCAAGCGCCAACTTGATATATTCGATATAGTCATAAATTGTAGACTTAGGTATCCGAGTTATTTGCACTACATCTTTGAAGTCTTCTGCACCGTGAAGTGTGAAGGCTTCGATAATCAGCTTCGCCTTAGCTGATTTCTTACCCAGTTTTAAAAGTAACTTAGATAGGAGCTGCTGAAGCTCTTTTTTCTTTGTTTGTTCTTCTATATCCTCGAAGGGAGCTTCCCAGTGCAAATCTTTTACGTCAAAATCTTTAGGGAGTTCTTTTATTCTTGTCTTATATCCAAGTTGATCCCTAATCGTTTGCGCTACCTCACTCTCGATAGATTTATGCCTATAGGTGGAGAAGGAAGCTCCTTTAAGCGGATTCCAAGTCTTCAATATCCTCATCAGCTTCAGGTATAAGTTTTGCTTTAGGTCGTTAACGTCGATGTTTCTGCCGTATTGAGAAACAACCTTAGCTGACCTTGCTTCTACCAGAGGTCTAAGTATGTAAAAAATTTTGTCTAACGCACCTCTGTCTCCGCTTTTAAAGGAAATTACTAGATTATCCAGTTGTCTAAGATTAAGTATTGCGCTCATCTCCTCTCGGTAACTTTTCTTTCTATATAAGTTATACGCTGCTGATAAATTCTTGTCCGAAAAATCACCGTAAATTTTTAATTAAATTTTAAGGTATTTTTAATTAATGCAATTTCGTAGTTTAATTGTACTACCATAGGCGACAGATAACAATAGAAATTTCAACTTTTTCCCTAAAAAGTGATTTCAATGGGAAGTAAGTTACAGCGATTAGCTATGACTGTTTTAACAACCTCTACGTCAGTTATCTCGTTTATATCTTTATACTGCTCTGGTAACACAACATCCTCTATCCGTAAGTACCCTGCTAGCTTCGTTTTCACTTCTTCTCGTATCCTACGCCCAACAGCATCGTTATCTGTGGCGATCATAAGCCGCTCGATAGGAGAACGTTTGATTAAATCCGCCTTCTCTTCAGTAAATGCGCTTCCCCCGATCGCAATCGCTGGTATACCCACTGTCCACAAATACAGCGCATCAACCTCACCCTCCACGAGTACCGCCTGCGAATCGCGCCTCGCGTAGATGTGGTTAATACCGAATATTAAATCGCGTAACGGTTTACCGCCTTTGTAGTACCAGAATATTTTACTTTCCGTTCGCCTGTACTTGATATTGGCCAGTCCTCTATTGTCGAACCACGGGATTGTCACGGCCTTGCTGCGCTTATCATATCCAATCTTAAACATTCGCTGAACAGTTTCGGAGATCCCACGCCGTTCGAGATATGGATGTCGGAATTTATACGGATCAAGAACGCTCATGTCTAACGGTTGCCAATTCCGTTCAACACGGGGGAGCGATAAGGATAACGTCAACTTCTCCGTATCCCCGTCCCATTCCTCATCGTATTTCCATAAAAGATACTCTTTCGTCTCCTGATACGTTTCATTACGAAGGAATGCCAAAAGCTTAATGAAACCACCGGAACTCCACTCCGGATCAACCGCTCCGCTATCTTTCCAACTTCCCGTTTCTAGGTTAACGAAAAAACTTGGCGTACGGTCAAATCGAAAGGGAGAAGTTGCTAACAATTTATTCTGCATCCAGCGAGGCCTTGTCCAATCGAAGCTTTCCAACTCCTCCCGAAAAGATACTGCTACCGCCTTTCCGTTGATCGGAACCACTATCTCACCTATCTTTCCAAATTGGCAAAGGTTGGTTTTCAGAAGTCGTAATCTGATTATATACCCTCGCCTCATTTTTGGCAATATTTTTTATCCACAATTTTATACCTTTGTTTCATATTTATTAACAAAAATACCTAGTTATCCACATTGATGTAAGGTATTTATCAGTAATTACCCACAAAATAGATAACTTATCCACAATTGTATATACAATTCATTAAATGTTCCACGCTCTTAATGATACTATCTCTTTAACAATCCGTAAAATGTCAAATAAACCGATTAGAATAATTATTTCCCCCAGAGAAAATGATTTATTTCCCTTCGATTTTCTCCGTTTTTCTCTCATTTTCGTAATTTAATGGTATAGGTCCGAATACTCTACGAGCGCCCTTCCGTGTCACCAGCCACGTCCCCTTCGCTTTACGAGCTTCCTGTGAGTTGAAATATCCGCGAATGCAGTAGCAGCTCGTCGTATTTTTCGGTTTATGCCATAGTTCGTCTACCTCGGAGGCGGACAGTACATCTTGTAGCGGATTATTTTGGCGCTCGTTTTCTTCCATCTTTTGTCCTCCTATTTATACAATATATCCATTAAAGATCTGAGTGGTCAAAAAATAGGGGAGTCTGCCTAGAAGAATTGTGCTGCAGCTACTTCGCCCGTTGGTATTTCTTTAACGATCCCATAGTTCGGCAAATACGTCACTTCCACCGTAATCCCCTCACCGCCATGACGCCCCTTACCGATCTCAATAATCCCACGACCATCCAGAGTGTCTATTCCGAACAAATTAACCGCATCTTCCAGTACAGCCTTCGTTTTCTTCACTTCCGATCGTCTAGGCGGGCGTAACTCCCTTTCTCCATCTTCTGAGCGATCGTCCTTTACTTCATCCGCTTGTGTAATGACGTGCATTACGGTACTGGTTCTACCTGCAATTTGGCGGAGCTTCTTCGAGGTTGCGGATACATCTCCGCCTGCTGTCTTAGAAGTGTTCGCTTCCATCTCGATATAATAAATTGGATCAAGTACAACCACGTCCGCATTAGTTTGAATAATATCCGCTTCTAGCTGCTTAAGATTACGAGCAGTGAAGTCCGTATCATCTACAGCACGAACGGTGATATTACCGGAAATAGTTTCATTTAACGTAGACAGGAACGTCTCTAATCCTGCTTCGAAATCTTCCGGTAACTGACCCTTAATAAGTGCCCTAGATTCGAATCCCGCTTCATAATCCACTCCGTCAATATTAGCGGTTAAAATGCCTTCTCTTGCTGATAGCGACGAATACGCTCTCGACAGCCATTCGAAGTAACTCATTTCTAGCGCCCATACTAGTACGTTAGCCCCCTGCATGGCGGACTCCAGCGCTTCTTCCATTACAAATACGGATTTACCACGCCCTGAGCGGCCAAACCACGTATACATATTGCCAGAAATATATTCTCCTACTTCTCTATTAACAGTAGGGAACTTACTTGCCCACAACTTAAATGATTTTCCTTCTTTACGCTTATGGTACTCTTCAAGAAACTTACTTGTATCCTCTTTAATGTTCGTACCTATGCGATCATGTGTTCGTATTCCTATTTTAATCCGTTCGGCTTCCTTAATCAACCAGTCTGCGAATGCTTCTGTATTAAATTCTTGATAGTTTTTACCGACCGATTCCCCCATTAACAAATCGTAAAACTGTTTTTTGCCGGCTTTATCCTTCAATTGTGCAGTTAAGTATTCGTAGGAATCTCCAATTTGCGGGATATACGTGAATCCCTCCACTTCCTGCGCAAGGGTCACATATGAGGGAGCCTGACCACGATTCTGTTCGCTATACTCTTTAATAAATCGATAAGCCTTCCGTTCTACTTCGGTCAGAAAGTGAGATTCTTCGATGCCAAAGCGAAGCAACGCTCCTGAATCGTTCGCATCTACGATTTTACTTAATAACGACTCTCCATAGCTCAAACGCACCCACCTCCTGCCCGCTTCTCTAAAGCTACTTTCACCGTCTTTATCATCTCTCCCATTACATTGTACATAGGACCAGGTTGCAACGTTTTCCTAATCTCGATAAATGAGTGTAAGTCTGATAGTAAATCATCCGTTGTTAGAACTTTCTGGCGCTGTAGCTTGCTTCTACGCTCTCTATTTTTCTTATTACGTAAATATTGCTTCGCTTTATCCGCAGTAGCAACAAGCGACATATCCTCGTCATATGCCGTATCCCAATCTTCTTCCTTATCCACGTTGACAACAAGATACTCCGTATAACCTAACGCTTCCTCTTCGTTAACTTCGTGAATCTCCCGATAAGAATCTACTCGGTAAATAGAATCGCCATAACCATCGACTCGGACTAGATCGCCAATGTTGAAGTTTCGTCCATACTCCGGCTGTCCGCGCTCTTTTGTCTTCGTCATCTATCGTTTCCCCCTTTTCGATTGTCCTACGAATAGAATTTCTACGCACATGTCCCGTACCCTGTCAGCTAAGCGTTGTTCCCCAAATAGCGTTGCCAATTCGCTAACTGGAAGATTAGATGTATAAACCGTTGGGAGTTTATTCGTTACCCTTGCGTTAATTACCGCATGTAAATAAGACCTAAACGCTTCACTCGCACCTCTTACTCCAATATCGTCAAGTACTACGAATGGGGTGTTCATCGCGGTATCCATACGTTTTTGAAAATCGTCGGATACTTTCTTCTTTGCTTCCTCCCCAACGGATAAAGTAATTCGGTTAAATGTCGTTTGCCATTCGTTAACATCGAGGAAATAGACCGGTCTTAATAATGCATTCTTACCTTGCTTTACCATGCCTATAAAATGCGTAATCAGATACGTATTGAGCAACGCACAAGCTGTCGTAGTCTTTCCGGTACCTGGCGATTCGGACCAAAGATAAGCACTCTTTATACGCTCTTCTCCACCGCTAAACTGGCGTGAGAATGTCGCAGCATATGCGTCAAGTAATTTATATGCATGCGGTTGATTCGCTCGCACAGGACTGTTCTCGATGGTTACTCGACGGTAATCTGCGGGAATACTAGCAGCAGCGATCCGGCCACTTTCTCCGCTTAATCCGTGAATAGCAACGTAGGCTCCACATATACGGTTGCATTCGAGTGTGTCCGCTTTTTTACATTGGCTTGATAGTATGCAATTTTTGCTAAACGTCAAGCTTTCGACCTCCTTTTTAAAAGATGTCGCTCTGACTAGCGCCAACTAATCAGAGACGACGTAAACCGATAATACTGTTGTAACGTTGCCAATTCGTTATTACGGGATTATCATAACATGCTTATTAAATTTGCGAAACATTTTGAGTGTCCTAATGTTTTCAGTACAAAATTTATCGCTTCTTCTTATAAACCACCGCCAACCCTTCGCTTAACAACTCCTGGTTAAAATCTACGCCATCAATCAAGACTGTCGCCAACAGCCGATCGAATGCGTCTACCGCTTGCTCGTTCCTTAGAACTACGTCTTTACCAAGTAGTCTTGCGGTAGTATGCTGCGTTGCTTCTGCGTAACCTGACTGATTCCGTTCCGGAGTATTGACGCCAAGCAAGCGGACGTGAATACCGTGGAATGTCGCTGTGTGTCCGAATAGCTTCGTTTCTACGTCACAGACGATGGTGTCTCCGTCGATGACTGCTGTTACCTTTGCGTTATTGTCGATCATGTTGCCTCCTTATATTTCTGTTAGTTCGTATGTTTGCAGGAATATTTCCGGCTTACATGGATAAACCTCGCCTTGTACGCCTTTTATAATGTAATCACCATAATCTCCTCTCATATCACCTTCAAGCGTTTTAATAACGCAGTAAGTTTTAGAGAAGCTGAATGGTCCTTCGTCTTCTTCTCCTTCGCAACGATACGTGATGATTTCGTTAGTCGAAACCTTATCTTGGAACCAGTCAGGTCTTGCGTCCATGCCCATGCGGAACGCTTCGATCACAACCGGCTTTTTCCGATACTTTGGCATAATCATAACCTCCATATATAGATTTTGTATTAGTTAGCAACACAACATATAGTTAATAAAGTACAAGCAAACTAAACTTTGATAGAGAAAGTTACTTAACTAACTCTTAACCTTAACCCATTTGTAAGTTACAACTTCTTGTTTTTCTACTTCCGGACACTCGATTTCATCTTTCCACCAGTCTCTACTCGCATAAGAGTATTCGGTGTAATATGATCCAGTTCTTTCGTCCTTAACGCTGTAATACTTGCCATCATATTTGAAAATGTAATTGCAATATTGATATTTACCGTCACCATACCAGTCAGAAGCTTCAACAAACTCGATTCCTTTTTCTTCCCAACTAGAACAATCTAAAACTGATTCCCTTAAAACTTCTGTAGAAAACTTCATATCCGATTCCCCCTAATGTTTTTGAACAAATCTTAAATTTATCGAAATAACCAATTCAAGACAGTAAAGACAGTTGTGATAAATAGCAATATATCTCTTAGGTCTTGACTCATTCCGATTTCCTCC